ACCGAATGCAATAACAATATTTCTGCTCGTAACTCGTTCTGAACACACCATACGATACATTCGTCCCCGTGTCAAGCTTAGACTTGACAAAGTTGTTGATTTTTCTGAACAGAGTGCCGTCATTCTTTAGGTCGTCCTCTCCAATACCATAGTAGTATACCACGTCCTTTGTGTTTGTCAAGGGATAAAACCACCTTTCTTTATACTCAGTATAGTCATCACCCTCCAACGTCACTGCGCCTATCGTGCATATGCGCGACAAATCAGACGGAGTGATAAAATTGCCAATTACAGGCTCTGAGTGCTTAAACACGTTGGTCATATGAATAATGTTTACGATTGCTTGATTTAGCGTGTCATAATAGCCAATAATTGACATGTCACCAATACTTCGCTCGATATAAGCATTATTGACCATAATAATTCGCTCTAAAACGCCCGAACGAGCATATTCTTGCAGAACAGAGGATACAATTTTCTCTTGTTTCTTCTGAATCTCAGACATAATCGATAGATCGCCCTCAATATACAAAACAGTCAGTCTGTTCTTTTGAAGTTGTTCCAGTAGTCGTAGAGAGCCACCAGAAATCTTGCCTGCACCGGCAATAACAACCAGTACATTCTCATCTTTAAACTTTAGCTTTCTCTTAAGATCCGGGAATGAGTTATCGTACTCTTCGTGATTCTTTTTAGCTCTAATCGTGATATCGGCATCTGGACTGCTATCGATACCATAAGTTTGGTATTGCGGAAACTTTGAGAAAGCCTTCGCTATGTTGCAACCAGCCTTGCCGAGGCCAACCACAATCATTCTTGAATCCACTCCAGAAAATAGCCCATATCAAAACCACCGCGCTCAATACGCTTAACGGTTACAGCCGACATAATCTGAGCATCCCGTATGCCTTCTCGTTCGCAAATAAAATGAAGAATTTCCATGATATCAGCTGCTTCCTCAGCGCAAGGGTTCTCAACAAACTCCATCACTTCTTCCTGGAGCTTCTTGAAGGCCGCATTTCTAAGTGCTTCGCCTTCAAGAATCGTGGTTTGATGAACTTTGCCTGCTTCTTCGATAATCTCTGGAATTCGATCTCGGACAAGCTTGTGATGTAGTGTTTTCATAATTTTAATTCCTTCATTTGACCTAGATGCTTGCCTGCTGAGACATTCACCTTAAAATCACCATAGCGGGTTTTTTTGAACGTGTCAAGCATTTCTACAATTGCCTGTCGTTCGTCATTTGCGAGATCGATGTACACAGCGTCGTGAATAAGAAACGCGATATTGCTTTTCATCCCCCTCAAAAGCTTGAAAACCTTATATGCCTGCTCATGCACCATATCAATGGTGGTGCTTTGCACAATGTAGTTTAGAGAGCGGTGCTCATCTACATTATCCATTATTCTACCATAATCAGTCTTGATTTTGAAGCCATTCCAGAACTTATTTCGTACAATATCCTTATTGTAAAGTTGCTCTAACTGCTTGTTTTCATTGGAAGAATACAACCAAGCGAAAGTCTTGACTTTGGCTTCCTCACGGGTTAACGTATTATTGAATACGTTCTGAACATTCCAATCATGAATGTCATTTTGCGGCTGTTCTTGCTCGGATAGAGCCAAAAGTACTCTTAACTCTGCGGCGTTGAAGTCAAGTTCCACGAGCCAATCATTGTTCGGCTTAATACATCCACGAAATTCCTTGCCCATCGTCAGAATCGGAAAAGACTTAGGCTTTGTCGCAAGTCTGCCGGTTACAGTGCCCCAGGCGTTATAATCACACACCCAACGTGAGTTACGGAGCCTGTGATGGAAGTTGCGGCCCTTTACGGAAGACAAAAGATGCTTGATGGGCTCGATATCTATGTTTAGGTCTCTCGACTCAATATCCGTGAGCATCTGAACCAGATTGGACATATGCTCGTAATTCTCAGGACGTTCAAAGTTCTCCAAAACGTGTTTTGTGACCTCATTTTTCGCATTCATGTAGCGATAAAGGAAATATTCGGGCAATACGTCGTAGAAGCAATTATCGTCCAAAGAAAGGTCAGCCGTTTTGAAGGCTCTCAGACACGATCTAAGCGTGTTTTTGATTTCCTCCCAGTCAGCCTTCATATCCTCCGGACAAACGTCTGTAATCGACGCTCCGTTCGCGTAGATGCGTGCTATCTCGTAGTTACCTTCACCCAAATGACTGGAATATTCCCAAGTGCCACCTTCTGATGGAAGATCCGTCGTAGAGTTTATCTGATTTTTAGCAAAATAGCCAACACAATCGCGCTTGGCGTCAAGAACTTGAAAAAGCAAGTTACCTCCCTAGTAACTGGTCTGTCCTGTAGTGCTAGTCTGCTGTGTGGACTGACCTGTTGACATCATAGTACCAGACTGAATCTTTTTGTCAAGGGAATTTATCACTTCAAAATCTAAGAGGAGGTAATTGGTCTGATAGATATAATCTCGATAGATTGAATTAATAAATTGTGAAACAAAAACTAGCGCGCCTCCATTTGCGGAGGGGGCAGCATTGTAAAGGTCGGCTATGGTGCGATTTAGATCTTTTGATAAAGGAATAGGGTTTTTAGCCTCTGTGGAGCGTAAGCTTAAGTATAAGTCAACTAACTTTTTATCCTTTAACTCAGGCGGGTCTTCATCTAATGTTTGATCTCTATTAAAAGTATCAACCTTTGTTTTATCGCAATTGGGTAAATAAGTTTTCTTTTCGTAAATTGGATTATTTTTTATAAATGTTTTATAAGCATTTATTGTTAAGGTTTTTATTAATTGTATATCCTCTGTATATGTCTTATTATAATAATAATCAAAGAAATTATCTTCCTCAGTGTATTTCTCAATATAAGCCAAACAAGCATCAGAGAATAAATCTGCCGTCAAGATCCAAGGCATATTTTTGTTAACTATGAATCCAAACTTCTTCGCTGAATCGACATAAAATTTAAAATTCCTATCATCAATCCAGTTCTTATACTTATAATTATCGTCTTCGCTGGGACCGCGGTCAATGGCAATTGATAGACCAGAATTAAAGGAGTTTCCAACATTTGATATCAAATAACTTGTCTTGGTAACGGGTATGTAAGAGGCTACAGTTTGTAAATAAAAAAACCAAGCATCAACAAAGGTTTTAAAGTCAGTAATTTGGTTTTTTCTTTCGGCAGAGAGACCTGAAACAAAAGAGCTAAAAAGCTGCTGACCATACTCGCTATAAATTCTAGCTGGGTCATTATAGGCTACATAAGCTTTCATGTTGTATATTTTTTCGTTTGCGTTGAGTGGCTGAACCATGCCAAGAATAAACGCATTTTTCATATGAGTTACAAAGTCCGAAAAGGCGTCCGCAACAAAATTTAAACAAAGCAAATTTGAAACTGCCGAAGAAGGCACAGGACGCAGATTTTCATACTTCGCAGCGATGGTGTTTTGCTGCCTATCTATTCTCCCATAGTACGCCTTTTCATACCATGTGTCTAAAGGCAGCTTAACATTCTTTGGATAAATAGCCTCCTTGTATAAGGCTCTTTGAAAATAAAGAGCAAAGGAAGATAATCCGTTATTTCCTGCCGGATTTAGTAAATCAAAACTTGTATACTCAAATGTTGTCATATTATACTATTCCTCGTCATCTTTACTGAGGAATTCTCCCACGGACGAATTCTTCCATATATCTTTCGCTAGATTCTTATAATCTTGAGCGCCGGCACTGCTCTCACCGAAAAGGACGGGTAGTGTCTCCCCCGTGAAGATACCACCAACGGAGCCGAAGTCGATCTTGAAGTCATCCCCTCGGGCCGCTTGCTCAAGATCAGCTTGTACCTCACCAACTTCTGCAACAGCCTTATCATAAAGATATTCTTTGGTTGGCACCGGAAGCGCAGGATTTGATTCTGGCTTTATGTTTCCGTATCCCATATCTCCCCCCAGATCTACATCAGGCAAAAGCTTGTTCCCCTTGAATTCAACTCCCTCATGTAAAGCAGTGATATCGACGTCGAACCCTCCGGGAGTGACTTTAGAATTAACGGAAGTTATCATGTAATAACCATGAAGCCCTAGATAATCTAAATATTCTCTGCTTGCCCCCATCAAAGACGGGTTAATGTAAATATACATTCCGTTTTTATATAACGTATTTCCCACCAAGCTAATGTTTGCTGAATAAAGTTCTCGTAGCTGCTCAGCGCCCAGGGCACCTTCCTTTTGAATTCTTGATTCTCGCAAATATGCTTGATCTTCTCGGGAAAAGTTTAATGTCTTTACAAGCCCACAGGCAGACCCAAGATAATGGTGATAAATACCTTTATTTAGATCCTTTACATAGTTGCCATCCAAGTCTTTTGGGTGCGAATCTGTTGGATACAGAATTAACCCCAAATCTGATAGTAGAACGTTATCGTCACAAGTTAAAGCTGCTTTCGCTTTACCTAGCTCTGTTGCTGGGTAAGTATTGTTTGCCACAAATCTAGGTGTATCGATGGTATTCTTAGTTAGTGTTAACGGCTGTGCGTCAAATCTCTGTTGAAAGCTAAATTCTTTACCGAAACACTTAGATGATAACGCTTTGGTAATCAGTTCTTTGCAAACATCTTTTACAAAATAAAGAAAAAAGTAATTATCTTTGTCTCTTTTCACGACATTGTTCTTAAACCAAAGCTGGAATGCATCAAGCGATATTGGAATATCGCCTATATTCATCGTTCTATAAATTCCGTTTATTTCATTGTTATCAGTTGGTGTTTCTTTTGTAATCGCATCAATCACAAGCACATCTTTAAGGTCATACCCGCACCTAATAAGATCGTCCAAGTTTTTTACCTTAAAAGCTTGCAATGGGTCTATCATTTCTACATCTGAAATAAAAAACTGAAAGTTTAACGGGCGCTGTCCATCAAAGGCGGCGCCGCCATTGTTAATCTTAATTTGCTCCAAGATATTATCAAACAAATCTCCCAAAAAGAAGAAAGGAATATTAATTTTTTGGTGATTTGTTAATTCATCAAATCTTTTGTTTTCTTGTGTGCTATAAGCTTTAGCAAGATCTTTCGAATTTATCGCAGCATTCTTGTTTATCTCGTCTAGTATAACGGTATTGACAACAAGAGGTGAAAAATCAATTTTTCCTTGGTCTGACAATCTACGCTTAACTCTTTTTTGTCTTTCTGTGGGAGTTAGTTCATCATAATTCGGCAATCTTAATTCATTCGGATTAATGGAAATATTATAGATTGTTCTAGAATCATAAAGTCTTTTTAATAATTTTTTGTATTTAACGTTTCTGTCTATGTTTTTGAGCTGTTTAATTTCCTCTAGTGCTTCCTTTTTTACTTTCTCATCGCTGTCGGATTGTTCCCCTTCGCTAACTGCTTCTATCTTGTTTTCCTCTCTTTCAATATCTAGTTGAATTAATTTTGAAGAAACATCAAAAATGTTGGAAGTTTTTCCTGTAAGCAAGCCGGCCAAGCTAGCCTGATATTGAACTGACAGCTCCAAGCTTCCATTTTGAGCAAAGTTAATTTGATGGTTCGTCATCTGCAAAAATAAAGAAATTTTTGATTCTTCGATCGCATCTATTAATCGGGATGCTTTATCAGCATTGCCGACCAGTGCAGTAATAGCTGCCTTTGGAGGTGTTGACCATCCAGCGCAAATCTTTACTCTATAATTGTTGCCCTGATAATCCCGATGCAAGTTAGAACGAAGAATATCGTCTGTGCAAGGTTTCTGGCTGTTTTTGTTGTCTTTTTTGCTCTTTCCTTTTTGAAGCTTTCTTACTCCGGGCGAATTGATAATTAAGTCAAGAAAATTAGGCTCATCTTGACCAGCAGATCTAGCACCATTAAAGAAATCATTGACAGACTGAAAATACATCACCAAATTAGCAGATATGTTGTTATCAACCTCAGCCGGCTGCACACCGTCCAAAGACCAGCTAAAAGATTTAATCCCGGCGCCGGGGGCTCGTCCAGTTGAGCCGTCCAAAATATCGCTAATATCGTCCTGAGTTAGAAAGCTTGGTATCTTAAGATCTTTTACGACCGGCTTTCCATTTTCCGTCTTTATATCGCCTTTATCATCATATTCAATTCTTGATATTTTAATGTATGGTGTCAAGAGACTGTATACATCTGGGCATATATTTAGGTATTCATCAATATATGCAGACCTTCCGCCGTGTTCAATTGTGTTTATAACGTTGCCCGGGTCGCCTTGGTTTGTAACTTTTGTCACGTTCCGATACAGTGTTTTGTATGGACCATCTTCCTGCCTTTTGTCGACAAATTGGGAGATGTTTTCAAGTAGAAAGCATTGAAAATCAAAAGGAGTAAGTTTAGGCTTTTCATCTACTACCTTAACAATATCGCCATTGCTTCCCTCCGCTGACGCTGGAAGTAGGGCATCATTAACTTCATTTTGCGCTTGTGCCGCGGCAAGGTCGCCTTTTAGTTGCTCAATGACTTCTTTTACTAGCTTGCCAACGTGACCTTTTCTTGCAAGCAATTCCTCTGGACCATATATCTCTCTGACTAGGCTCTTTACTTTATCTAATATGTCCCGGGTATAATCAAACCTTTTTTCATTAGGGTTGCTTCCCCAAAATTCTTTGAATCCTACAATACTGCCCCCGCCCACGGCGCCGTTGATGGTCGATGCGCTCTCGAACCCGGAGTCAGGGTTGAATCCACCGGAAGGAGTCCATATAATTTTTAGTTCTGGGTCGTCGCCTTCTCGGAGACCGAGTGCTAAATAGCGCAAATCTTTGGCTTTGTCTCCGAGCGTTTTCTGGTAGTTCAACCATTGAGGTGGTCTCGGATTTTCCTGTGTTAAGTTGGCTATGGTTGGAAGCCACGCGCGTAGGTTAGCATCGATGAATGGATTTTTTGTTCCGGATGGTGCGCCAGCGGGATTCATCAGTTCACCTTTTTTAACAAGTTTTTTTAAATCCTTAATTTTTAAACGATCCCCCGATCCGTTGTTAGTTAGCGCGTCCCCTAGTGCTGTAAGTGTCTTTCCATAAAAGCTTTCATTTCCTCGGGTCGATGCGGTCCTAATAGCTTGTCTGTCCTTAAATGTATACGTGTTGCCAAACGCTTCAAAACTTAAAGCTTCTTCGGTGTTTTGCTGCATGACCACATCACCGCCAGCTCTCGCCACGATTTCTATAAAAATATACTCTTTAAGAACAGTATCAACAAGATTTTGATATTTGGACATTAATCACTTACCTATCAAAATACCTTAAGACCTCTTGAAGTGGCAAAGGAATAAAAACCAGATCTCCGACATTGAGATCTGCCTCAGTAGGCTTTTGGTTAAACATGGCAATAACCCACCAATATCTCGGGCTATTGTAATATTGAATGGAAAGTTTAAAATAACGATCCCCAGTTTTCCAAACATGACGAACCCTAGTTAGATTCCTAATCTCTTCGGGGTCGGGATAGTTCATTTCCGGGGTCGCATAATGACGAACGTATTTTATATCTCTTGCATCAAAAAGAGAATCGTACAACCCATTATCGTTGGTAAAGATCAATCGCTTATCGTATCTATCAGGCATTATCTTACTCCAAAATGTCGCCGCGTTCGGCGGCGGCTAGGCGCTCTAGCTCGTTCGTTTGTCCAGCAGAAACAGTAAGTTCTCCTCCCAGCTCGTCGCCGGTCGCTTCTGAGATCTGTGTTGCTTGTAGTTCACCTATAACAGCATCTGAAGTGTTAGAATTGGGAAACCTATTTGTTATCCCTTTCTCCCCACCGAAAATACCTACCTCGTCCCAACCAACCAAATGGGTGTGCAAAACGTTAAAGGTAAAGTTTAGTGATACTTTTTTCGGAATGTAACTATTTTTCTTTACCTGAATGGTTTTAGTTTGAGAGATTTTTTCGGCATCAGAAAGTTTATATTCATCATTACCGAAAACATTTTTTGCTATATTAATTTGTTCCTCTGGAGAGAGCACCTGATCTAGCGGCTCTCCCTGTCCCTTCTTTAGAATAAAGCCGCCTTCTGCCATGTCTGGTGCATAAGAAACGCCACCTTGTACATATCCATATAGATATGATCTATAATCGGCAGCATTAAACAAATTTGTCCATTTAACTCCTAGTAATGGAGCAGCTTTTAAGGTAGTCTGAGCGCGTCGAGATTTCCGGGTAAGCCTGCCCTCTTGGTTCTTAAAGTGAGTATCATACATAGGATAAAGAAACTCTATAAAAGTATTTATGTTTGCTAGATTCTGAACGGCTGTTCCAATACCGTCTGAGACGACGTCAAAACCTAAAGTTATTGTTCTTTGTGTTCCTTCGAAAGTTGCCAAAGGATCCATGCGACCATAAACCGAAGTTGAAGACCAATTTGAATTAAACGTGTCACTAAATTGAGTGACCCAACCTTCAAAACTAACTCTGTTACCAGTCGGTAAATGTTTGATTGAAATTGTAAAAAATTCGTCTTTTCTTAATGATGGTGAATACATGCTTAATTAATTCCTACCCGTTCGAGAATGGGCTGAACGCTCCCTTCCCTCTAGGACTATCTATAGCTTTAACTATAATATCCTCAATTTTTTCTTCACCGATATAAACGGCGACCTGCTGTGGTCCCCCGCCACCAGATGTAAATTCTTTCAACGTATCAACAAGTGATTTGAAGTCTTCTTTGGAAATAACCTCGGACCCTTGACCGCCAGTTAAAAGAATCTCTCCCGGGTGGACAATCGCTTGTTTGGTCGTTACGGTACCTCCCTCTTGGAACGCTGGAGTTATTTCTCCGGTTTCCAATCCTTGCCCAAGCAGACCAATTCCGCCTCCAACCGCGCCCCCGACCGCCAAGCCGCCAGCAGCGATCATGCCGAGCTTTGGAATCAGCGCCAAGGAGAAACCACCTGTGAATGGTGCTGCAGCAATGGCAGCAGCGACTCCTGCTACTGCTAGTAATGAGCCCAAAGTCGCTGCTGCTTTTGTCGCCTGACTCATACCGTTGGTCATCTTACCGAAACCTTGAGCTACTGATCTGATTATGTTCATCAGCGGTATGAAAATAGTATCTATTAACGGTCTCAAATCAACAGCCAGTCCCATAAATGCTGATTTTAGCTGCTGTGCCATTTCTGCTGACTGCGCAGCCAGCTCCTGCAACTCTTTCTGATTCATGGCATCTAGAGCGTATTGTTCTTCAGACATATTGAAAAGCCTTTGTGCTTCTTCAACAGAGGTTCCCATGGCAGCCGCGATTGCCTGCTGCTCAAAACGGTTTAAAGCGTTAAACTGAATGCCGGCAGCGTCTGTTGAGCGACGTAGAATTTCAATTCTTTCTTCCTCGGACGCGTTAAGCATATCAATAGAGTTAAGATATGGACCACCCAAAATAGCATTTAAACGACCAACGGCTTTTCCAGCAGAATCAAACTGATCAAACTGACCCGCTATTTTTAGCAACTGGCTCATTTCCAAACCAGAGTTCTTCGCCTGGACAGCCAGACCCTTAAACACTTCTGTTGCATCTGTACCATACTTTGCCAACGCTCCGAACGATCCTTCAAAATCTGCTGCTAATTTATTTAATGGTACTTCTAAAGCTGTCGCGGTGCCTGCTAAATCTAATAATAGGTCGCGACTTTGAGCGGCACTCATACCAGTCGCCCTAATGGTCTTATCTAAAATACTCGCTGTTACCCCGGCATCGATGCCGATTTCTTGCAAGAGCGCAGTTGTATCTTCTAGCGCAGCCCTAGTGCTTGGAGCCATTTGCGTAAAGGTAGAAAATTGCGAGTATAAAGCCTCGACTGCCTTACCGGCTTCCTCAGCCGTAACGCCAAAAGCAAAATTTCTTCTTTCTAATTGAGTTATATCTACATTATACTTAGCGGTAGCTCCGGTTGATTTTCTAAAACTAGAGATAACCTTATCTTGTGCTTTTGCAAGTTCGACAGTTTGATCAACAAACTTTTCCATTCCCGACATGAGGATTCTGGAGGCAATATTGCCCAGGACATTCGAAAAGCTGCCGCCGGTTTCCTTAAGGGTCTTAAAGCCCTGACCTAATTGGGTTGCCTTATCAGACATTCCACCGGTGGCTCTGCTAAGTCCCAGAGTTTTTTCTATCTGAGCGGTGAGCCCTTCCTCTGCGGCTTCTTGATTTTTTAACCTTTGTTTTTCTTCCGCTTCTCTTTTTTCCCGGTCTCTTTCTCTTTGATCGGCAGCCTTTTTTTCTGCTCTGGTTCTTTTTTCCAGAGCAGCAGTTTCTTCTTTTAAGGAATCAATTCTTTGTTGCTGAAGAGCTTGCAGAGTTTGAACTGCTTCGGTCTGTCTGGATATCTCTTCAGTAAAAGCCCTATATTCAGTTGTTCCAGCCGAATATTCCTCTCTCTGGATCTTTAGAAGCTCAATTTTATCTCGCGCAGCTTGCAGGTCTGCTTGTCTTTGTTTCGCGAGTTCTTGAAGTTGTTTAATTTCTTCTTCAGTTGTTGCCATTATCTAGATTCCATTAGTTTTTAAATGGCCATTTAAGACCGGTCTCATACTCAAATGTACGGACAGACTTATCTAACTCATATTTTGACACCATGGTCGAGGGATCATCTAGTCCATTTTTGATATAAGAGTCCATATATCTTTTTTCTCTGTTAAGGGCTGTGAAAAATGCTGATATCTGAGATGGAGACCCTTTGACACTAAGATTGGGTCCGCCGCGAGAAGCATTGCTGCCCTTCATCATTCCGCTGGAGCCATATATATCAACGTTACTATAACCCAAACTTCGAAGAAGATAAGCTACATTATGTGCAAAGTCGTTATATCCACTGTAAATTTCATTTAAATCTTTGTTAGTTAAATCAATAACAATTTTATCGGTCATTGGTGGTCCCTCTTAATATAAAGTAAATAGTCACAAACAGCAAAAGCCGCAGTTATCTACCGCGGCCAGCTTTTCTAATTTCTTCATTGTGTTTTTCAAACTCTTTTACTAATCTTTCCAAGAACCATCGACGCAATGGAATGGGAAGATTGTATAGCTCTGTGAATGACCAGCCACCGTGGTGCTTTAGAGTGAAAAACTCTTCGTATACAGCTTCTTGATATTTAGCGCCTAGGCCAAAAAAATTCTGCCGTCATCGGCATGCCCACCTCTCCCCTATGAGAGCAATTCGAACACTCAAAATCAAATGTCATGTTAATATCTGGCTTTACCTTATCATACTCTTCACGCAAAAATCTGGCGTCTACAAGAGGAAGAATCTCTGCCAGTCTGTCCAACTGTTGCTTGTTCGTCACACCGTTTGCGGAAACTATAATAGACGACAGTAATAAAGTGCCAAAGTTTTCTAACTGCTTCTTTTTTCTTCTAGCTTCAACTGTCTTTGTAATATTACTCTCGTCTTTTGAAGTAAGCAACTTGAAAACAATCTCTATACCTGTTGAAGGAAGTTTTACTTTATATCCTCCTTCTGTGGCTTCAGAAACACTGTCAGCTGATTCGCTAAAGCCTAAATCACTTAAATTAACTGTTACTTCATTCTGCTCAGCACAAGCAGGACAAGCTATATCAACTTCATAAAATGGACCAAATCCAGTAATTCTAGATGCTATCAGCACAGCATTCTTATCACCAACCAAAAGTGTATCTGGATTTATTGACTTATCAGCAATAACAGAACGAACAAGACGATCAATAGCAAGACCTTGCTTAAGCAGAGTCTCTGACGTCAAAATATCCTCTTCTTTTGCTGTCATATGTTTAATTTCAATGACAGTCTGGTTGTGAAGTGGGTGGTCTTCTGGATAAAACAAACCTTTGCTCGGTAACTCAACAAATTCTGTTGGGTTTACAAAAGAGAAAAGGTCTGTTGCTTCTGATGTGGGGGGTGCGGGCGCGTCTGGTTGCGGTGCGCCGAGCCGCTCTAAATTATTTCTTCGTGACAAAAATCACCTCGTTTCTATACTATAATGCTGTCACAGCCGCTACTGCAGGACCAGACTCATACTCAGCCCAATCATAGCGGAAAGTCATTTCAATATTAAGTAAACCATCATCCTCGTAAGATAAATCACCAAACGTTGCGGTTGTAATGAATGCGTTATTGAGTGTCCAAGTACCAATAAGACCGCCCTGTCCGTTCAACTCTTCAAAGATGACGTTACCAAGGGCATCAACAGCACCCTGCTTGTTAACAGTGCCTGGAGCGACTGCTGGGTTAAAGAAGACATCCTCCTGAACATCAGGCTTTAGATATCCAGACTTCGTAAGTGCATCATAAAGAATCTTGTTGCCATCTGGGTTGATAGCATTAACAATTGTAGCGTTAACTGTGTTCCACTCAACTGATCCTGGGTAATAGTACGTGTTACCCAAGAACTTGTGAGGGGTGTCAGATATCGTGTATGACGGCTTTGTAACCGCCTTGGCGAGATACTGCTCGTACCTAAACGCAGCGTTAAGGTCGGTTAAGTTTGGTAGTGTGAGCAAAAAGCGGTGTGATCTTCTTGGCTCTGATAATGCTGATGTCCAAAATGGCATTTATATAGTCTCCTGTAAGTCCTATTATTATATAGTGCGGGGAGCCGGAACTCCCCGCATTTTATTAATCGTCAAACGATGCTCCTGTTCTTGTGATGTTGAAGTCAATCGCAATGAACTCAATTGCTCGCGTTGGCTTCAAGAAGATCTTCGCATATAGAATGTTTCTATCGACAAGATCAGGGGTTGTGGTTGTGTCATCAAGAACAACTCTGTAATCGGATAGACCAAAGTTTGTCTTAACATCAGCCAAGAATGGGTTAACCTGTGCTGTGAATCGCTTCCAAGTCTGCTGTACGTTTGGATCAAAGAGCAAGCCAGAGGCAATCTGGGAAATGCGCTTCTTAACAAAGATCATTAGACGTCGAACGTTAATGCGATCCAGCGCTGAAGGGGTAACCTGTAGGGTCTTCTGACCGAAGATTACAATGCCCTCTGCTGGGAACTTAGCGATTGGGTTAATGTTCGCAGCGTAGAGGTCATCACGATCCTTTCGGCGTAGCTGGTGAGCAACATCAACAACTGGGATACCCGCAGAGCCTTCTGTGAGTCCACCGCGGTTGAAACCAGCTGGCGCGAACCAAACCTGTGTTCTACGCTGTGAGCTAGAGAATGTTCCAATAGCTGCGACAGAAGGTGGCAACCATACGAACTGACCGTTGATGGTGTCTCGTGCTCTAACCCATGGGTAGTACGCTGCACCGTAAGAGGAGTTTAGATTCCTGGATCGAAGTCCATTAACCAATGTAGTAATTGTTGACTGCGTGTTGAGGCGCTGGAGTTCGGATCCATCTTCTCTTGGCTGGAAAGCATCCGGAAGATCGATAACTGCTAGAGCATCTGCGCGTTCCTCACAAGTTCTAACAAGATGTGTTGTGAGTCCTTCCTGGGTCTGCGCAGGAATAGCGGCTAGGTTCATTTCAACAACCTCAGGATCCGAGATAGAATCAATAGCTCTTCTAATCGAGAAGAAAGAGTAACTAGTCGAGTCAGATGGAGTCCCAGGCATTCTTGTTGCTGAGAATGGATCCATCTCCTTGATATCTACACCATCAAATCCACCGAAAAGAGGAACTGTAAATCTATCGTAACCCTGGTCAAGGACTCCTGAAACCGCACCGTTCTGGGCAGTTAGAGATGTTTCAGTTCCCGAATCACCTGAGCCGACAACATGTACACCTGATCCTGAAATATCATCCAGCGTGAAGGTTGGCGACAGTTCTGTATCAGTCTCACTGGCAGTGAAATCCCCCACAATGCCACCGCGGGGTCGAAGCAAGTCTATAGTAGATTTTGCGAAAACCGTCGAGCTTGCAGAGCGACCGGCTTGGAAGCCGAAGTATGCATCGGTTGGATTTGCTAAGTTACCATCAGAGGCGCTAACACGTAGCACGGGCTCCGGGAAGGTTAAGGTAGTCAAAAGCGTCAGGGCGTTTGTAGATGTAACAGACCCGGATGTAATGAAAATACTTCCTGTTGTATAGGCTCCGGCCCCGATAGCTGCCGGGAGAGCAATTCCTGATCCTGAAACCCAGCTACTCTCGGCGCGGGCGGAACCGCCTGCTCCGGTGCCTGCCACAGCTGTAAGATCCTGATACTTTGTAATACCCTTGAATCCGAAAGGAAGCAGCGAAGGATTTGTATTACCTGCATCTACATCAGAGTTAACAGAAACATAAATATACTGAGAGTTGTTGGGGTAGTTTCCTTCCTGAATGTATCTTCTTTCCGTCGTGTCCCATGTTTCTCTGTAATCACCGATCTTTCGCGCGATGTAATTAAGGGAGTTCGGGTTTAGGTTACAGTTGTTAAACTGCTCTACGACGCGGACAACGTTATCGCTGTCACTGAGGTGTCTAACAACAACAGAGAATGTGCCGTACTCGTCCTCATCGTTGGTTGATCTCTTAATATCCTGAATAGAGACCTTAAGGTTCTTGTTGGTCCAATCACCGGGCTCACCACGAGCGATAAACTGAAATAGGTCTGTGGCTGTTGCGGAAGGCGAAAGCTTGCAGCTAACAATCTGAGGTGTTCTCGCTGCTTGTAGAACATATGAAAAGTCATCTCCCTGGGTAGTGCCGTTCTTAATCCTGATAAATGCAGCCGCAATTGAAGAGCTGTCATCAGTTAGAACTTCGTCTAAGTGACGATCAAATGTTTCACCCAAGAAATAATCTTTTCTGTTATTAGTAGTGGTGATGGCATCCGTGAGAAGCTGTGGGTTTGTGTTGAAAACTTTTCTGATGTATCGTGAATCGTTTCGGTTAAAATTAAAAGTAAGTTGATCCGTCGAGGTACCGGCGGCTTGATTACCAATAACAGCCTTAAACTCCTTTGCAGTGGAGTCAGAGGATATAACAACAATGTCTGAGCCTGTTAGGGCTGCAGCGCTGTCAGTGCCGCTAGTGAATCCTGTTCCTGTGCCCTGAAGTATGGCACCAGAAAGCTGCAACTCAACATTATCTTTTGTATAAAAAATGGCTCCCAACGCTCCAGTTAAAACGTTGTTGCTGCCAGTTTGGAAAAGAACAAGTCCGTAAGCACGGTTGTTAGTGCCGGCTGTCCAGCCAGCTTCTGCAGGCTGACCGGAGGCGCTGTCGTCTTCAGCACCGAGTAAACGAATATAAGTTAAGGGAGAACTATTGCGAAGATAAGCTTGCGCGGCATACATTCCGTATGTTGTGGCGGTTGTGTTGGCGCCCTGTCTCCATACATCATCGCCGGAGTTTCCTGGACTTGGGGTGCCGAAAACACTAACAAACTCCTCAAAAGAGTTTACTGTTATTGGTCTAAGTCCTGGACCTTTTTCAGCGCGACCAATGATAACTGGTCCAATGCCTGCTGGCGAAGCAGGGAGCTGTGAGTTATCAATTTCGTTGACAAAAACGCCGGGTGATACAAATCGGTAATTCTTAACTGACATTCGTTCGGTTCTCCTACATTGCGAAAATGTTCAAAGTAAATAGTGTTAAATAGTAGGAAGAGAATTATTCTCTGTAAAATCCGTCTTTTATGTTTTCGGGGATATCTCCCACTATTGTTCTTTCTCTACCAAGTTTGATATCAACTGCATTCTCGCGCTTAACAATCTTTGGTTTTTCTTGGTTTTCGCCCTCTCCTATAAGATAACCAAGAGTTTCGATATTAATATTAGTTTCGTAGTTTCTCTGTTCCATCCCAATATTCGCTTGGTTGGAGTTGTTGGCGAAACCACCATCAATAAAAATTTCATAGAAGTGCCCTTCTGCTTCGATACGCTTTGGTGTCCTAGAATTACCAGGAATTGTTATAAATGGCCGAATCAACTCATTCATTTGCTGCTGATACTCTGTTCGAATAGAAATCTCATACATTACTTTAACCCAGGTGGGTATTGGTATTGTTATGGTTTCATATACAGTTTTGGCAGTTGACATGTTTCTCTTATTAGTATTAAGCATCTTGTTAGAAACATTGTTATCCGTGCCAAGCTTCCTATTAGCCTGGGCGTTCTGAAACTCAGCAGTCTTCTTTTGATTTATTTGGCGAGCCACAGTAACTGTCCCCCCTTTTTCATCATCAACGGGGTATAAATTAGCAAACACAGTTCCTCTATAATCTTGTTCTTTAGTTACGTTAGATCTGTTAACTGTAATCAAAGGAAGGATTAAAGTTTCTTCTTTATCCCTCAGGTCTTTATTGTGTTTTATCTGGAATGCGCGCTCGGACGTGACCCAGAGAACCGGAACTTTCTTAAATCCATCGTTAGTGTTAGTAAAAAGATTAAGCTCTTCGTCAATAAACCGAAGCATCGCTCTATCAATTGTTTCTAAAGACGAAGGCATAAACTCTATTTCTTGAAGCTTGGATGCAACCTCTTCATCTCCAACGTAATTGAATCGCTGCGAGCGCTTGTCTTTTATTTGCTTTTCGGTTCTTTTGCTACGGGACATCCAACTACCCTACGTAGATGCCGGCTGGGACATTTTCAAGAACCTTCTTGGTCGAATCTTGTAGCGTTGAATCAATTGCCGCCAACTTATCGTATGTTGTGTCTTCAAGAATCCCTTTAAGCTCATCTCGCAACTGATCCATCTCTGTTCTCGCCTGTGATAACAATTCTGCAGCGTTTAGCGTTACAGATTCCCCTGGAATAGGGACAGAGGAGAACTTTCCTCGGACTTGTCCGAGTATTTCTTTTGTTAATGCCAAAGCAAATCTACGAATCCATTGCTTACCAATGGCATTAATGTTCTCATATGGAATATTTTCAAATGGAAGAGTGTTTAGGTTGTTAACACCTCCCACTCCTTCGTTACCTCGGCCAGTTTCTTCCCAGGCTTCATATTCTCCATCAATAGTAAACTGAACCCAGAAATTATCAGGTGATGACGAATCAGGGGTAGGAAATACTCTCAACATGTTATCATGAATTTCATATGAATAGTGGGAGACTCTTACATTCAAAGCATCTTCGTAGGCGATCGCCTGAAGTTTGTTCTGCCAAGTAGGAACAATTTCAAAGGTAGAGTCGTCAGCATACTGACCATAAGTTCTTAGGTTGCCTACAACTGAGAACCCGCCGTAATAACCATAGAAACGCCACATTGCTCTTGGAGTTTTAAAAAATACTTTTCTAATAACAACTCTCTTATCTTGAACCTGTCCATAATAAGGGACTGTCGTATCTGTCTCCGAAGAAGAAGAGATTAAAGTTTGCAAATCATAATCTTGCTGATCGGCAGCTACGTCTATTGATGCCGAATATATGGGGGTTAAGCCGCCGAAGCCGGCCTCTGTAGCCAAAGCTTCGGAAACTCTGCGGACATACCCATAATCAAATCTAGGATACTTTAAAGCAATGTTTGAACCTGAAAGTGCGCTTCCGGATACTATTTGCCCATCTTGGTCAAAAGAACCAGTGGCGCCCCCCAAAAGACTTGATAGTGAGTTTTTGGACTGATGTAAATTAACTAAGTAAGAGTACTCTAAGACTGCTTCTTCGTAAGCAGAATAAATAGAACCTTCTGCCAATTCAATGTCAAGCACATCTCCGCCCAACTTCTTGTAGGTATAGGCTACCTGATCAGCCGCACCAGACAAAAACGAGGTTGATGCGGCATAAATGCCAAAGGGTAAAGTTGCTGCCACATTTGTTGTAGCACCGGTGACCGGAAGAATGTTGGCATTCGAAGTTGACGCTGGACTTAGATTTGGTATCGACATTAAAGACCCTCAGATTTTTATCTATTAATAAATAGAAAGCCCCGCCTCAAAAGAGACGGGGCTTTCATAATTTTAACCTCAAGCTAGGTTAAACTAGCCGTTGAGACCTCGGCAGATCACCAAGCCGTACATATCTGGACGGACCATCTTCTTGGCGTATCGGGTCATGACACCCTTACGAGGTACGAAGTCCTCGACACCGAAGATAGTTGGTGTAGTCTGTAGTGGCACATAAGGTGCGTATACATAGCCGCTCTCAAGGAAGCTAGCACCACGTCGACCTATAAGAAGTAGGTTACGTGGGAAGTATGGATCGACCATAACGTCGAACTTCTTCGAGAGAGCGCCGACCTTAACGGCACCAATGTCGCCGCGATCAGCATCAGCCGTGACATTCGCACGGAAGCCAGCCGTGAACTCAAGGATGTTGGCAACTTCTGGTCCGCAGACGACAAAGTTGGCAGCACCGCGAAGAGTCTTGCGGTGGATCTGTGCAGAGACGTCGTTGATTGTCTCAACAAGTGTCTCATACCACTCACTTACGTTACCAGTGAAGTCCTGGGTAACCGAAGAGACAGCACCTGTCTCACGATCAAGGAACTCACCTGGGCGACGTGACCAGTAGCGAACACCGGCACGAGCACCTGCAACGAGGTCCTCAAGGATCTCACGATCGATCTCAAGGGCGATCTGCTCAGAAAGGATCTGAGTAAGCTCGACCTCGGCATCAAGGTTGTGGTAAGCGTTGAGATCCTGTCCCAACTCTGGGGTCCACTTAGCCTTGAGCTTCTTGGTAACAGCGGTGACAGCCACGGAATCGACCTTGATGTCGATCTCTGGGATCTCTTCGTTGTTCTCAAGTGCCCACTCAGTAGCACCACGGACGGAACCAAGGGATACACCATCAACAAAGTTATCAGCCAATGGTGCGCTAATACTCGTTGCAGCACCAACAGCAGCTGAAACGTTCATTGCGGTTCGCGCACTGGTACCACCGATTGTGACAAAGCGGATGATGTTACGATTAACGGTGTCTAGACCATCAAAAGACTTACTAAGCGACGTGAGTCTCTTAATGGAAACATCTGTGCTAACTCCAACCAAATCAATGGCAACGAGATCGTCTCTGTTGAACTGATCAGCATCTGTAATTGTAAGCTCACCAACGTGGAAAGCGGAACCGGATGTAAGGTCAACATCAAAACGCAAGATCTGGTTAAGCTGATCTTCTGTTAGACCACCGAAACCAACAGTTGCTGCCTGACCATCTGGTGCTACAACACTTGTGTTAACAGTACCGTTGGCAGCAAGAGTACCAGAGGCGATGGAAACAATGTTGCTACCAACACCGATTGAGCCAGTTGGCGAAGAGTAGCCGTTGCGCAAGTTATAAGCGCCACCAGCTGCTGTTCCTTCGCTACCAGCGAGGTCAACACCACCGGTCAACTGAGCAGCGAGAACGCCACCACCGTATACGGAGTCACCAACACTGAAACCTAAGCGATCGGCAGTAATGTCATTCTGAACACCACCGAAGCTAAAGTCAAGGAAGAAAATGAGACCCGATGGGAGACTCATTGGCTGAACGCTAACGAGATCGTTAGCGATCAAGGAGCCGAATACTCGGCGTACTAGTGGGAATGCAACAGCTGCAAAACCCTCTACATCGGCAGTCGCCATGGCGGATGCCTCACGGAGAAGCTCTTTTGCCTGGTTCTCAAGCAAACGGGCCATACCGTTTCTCTGGGTATCATCGGAGATGCCCTCAAGAAGACCGGTCTGCTCCCACTTAGAAATAAGTGCAGCACCCTCGGTCGAGAGGTCACGATTGACGATACCTTCTGTCAATCTTTCTACAATAGACATTTTTAATATACCTCCTGAATGTTATTGTTTATTTATTCAAACCTGCTAAACGCAGCATACGACCCATAGATGGGTCCTTAGTTACCTCGTTGTTTCTCTTAGAATTGATCAAAAGCGATGTAGGTCTTTGAACTGCTTCACGAAGTGTTTGTGGTCGTGTTCTCTGATCAGGAGATGACCCCACTGCGTTTTGAATTGTTTCAAAAATCATACTTGCTTCTTCAACAGAATTGGCAGATTGAACAGCTTCGACAATTTGTGTTTTTTGTCGCTCATTCAGGGAGGCGCTGCCCAAAGCCTTGTTTTGATAAACAAGCTTGGCGTTATCAAGATTCAGCTTTGTAAGCTGATCCTTTGCTTCAACAATGAGAGCACGAAGCTCTCTGTTAGATTCTGTAAGTTCGGAGATCTTTGTCTCGTGAAGTTCAACTGGCACGACGTCTGGTGCGGTATCCTCTTCAATCTCCTCTTCCTCTTCTTCCTCAAGGTGTGCTTCTTTAGCAGCTGCAATGGCATCATTGTTTGCCTGCATCACGCTGTTCTCGGCACCACCGAGTGAAGAGAAACCAGCTGGGGATGTGTCCATATCCACAACAAGCTCTTCTACTAATTCTTTAATAAAGTCCTCGGACAAGTTAAGGTCTTCGTCTTCCTCTAGGGGCTCGACGGGGGCTGCGCCTAACTCGGCGGCATCTTCCTCAGCGGAAGCAGCTTCCATCCCGGCATCGGGGTCGCCAGCCATATCGTCGGCCATCTCAAGGGCGTCGTTGAGGGCATCTTCCTCAACAACTTCATCTTCCTCTTCTAGTCGCGTCTTCAACGCATCAAAGTTGATTTCAACGATTTCGTCTTCTGCAGCCTCATCTAACTCTTCATCTTGAAAAGCGTATGGGATATCCTCTGTAAACTGTGTCTGGGTCTCATCCACACCACCCTCTTCTAGGTCTTCCTGTTCTAATAAAGTATCTAATGCTTTCTTAACTTCGCCAGAATACTTTTCCAATACAACATTCTCAGCATTTTTCAATGCTGCTTCCTTAAGGGCTTTGGCGTCTACGATCGCCTCTTCTAATAGTGAAGACATAAAAATTAACTCCAAACACGATAGCTCGTCAAAAATAAATAGTGTTTTATTTTTCTAAATGACAAAACTATTGGAATTAGAATTATGGTAGTGCGACACGCTGGTATCCCTTAAATTTCCAATTAGTGACAGCCCACGTTGCTCCAGTTCCACCAATTGATAGATAAGCGTAACGTGCCCCGCCGGCGCGATCCCATTTCTCAGCAGTTCCGAAAGTGCTGTATGAAGGTGTCGCGCCGCTGCCGCCTGCATACCAAGTGATTGTTTCACCAATAATCGTAAAACGAATCCATTGAAAGTCAGTGACCGTTACGGATGATGTTCCGGACACAGCGTCAATATCGCCCTGCCCGCCAGCATATGCCGCAAGACCGACGCCGCGGCCTACGCGAATACCAACAATGCCGCCTTCATTTGAGGCTGCGTCGTTACCTGCCCCTACGCCCATAAACAGCTGGGTTGTCCCACCGGAACTTGAGGATTTAACACGGGCTTCTACATCCACATCGCCTATCAGTGCGTCGGGCCACCATATGCGCGCTGCGAGGCTCCAAGCTGAACCGTTGGCGCATTCATCTGAGGTGTCGTTTTCCAAAGACAGCTTTGATCCGTCGTCAGCGATCGCCTGAAAGTGACCACCGGGGTCATGGACCTTTGCACCGTTAGCTAGTGTGGCATCAAGGGTTGCACCATCAGCGATGCTGGATGGGGTTCCACTAGCAGGAGTTAGGGCTTTTTCCAATAATTGTGGGCCGGTGCTCGACTGCAGTAGCCAAATTCCATTTTCCAATACTAATGCCATCTTGTTTATGTTCCCTTTATATTAAATGCCTAAGCATCATTCTAGGCGAAGCACTATAAATTCTGTAAACACAGCTTCCATACCAGTGGCGCTGGTGTTCTCAAAAGTAAATGGACCGACAGCCCACTTTTCGGGGGTCATGATAAGGTGAGTGTCCACCGGGCCCGGGTTATCCGTATGACGAGTGCTGGAATTATTCCATATAGCAGTGTGATGGATTGTATCCCAATCGTTGTCCGACTTTGGAATTGGGAACTTTCTCGATGGCTCCGTGGTCCAATTGAAAACTCCACCTCGGGTTCGGACCGAGCCGCCGGGGTAAATGGTCATAATGACACAATCAGCATCAACTCCGGAGATCGTGTCGGAGTCATACTCTGTGCCGTCACTCACGTCATATTTGGACGAGCCGTTATAAATTGGTCCTGATTTACAGAATCTATCATTTTGGGACGAAAGTGTTCCAGAGTTTTGAGCCATAACCATGCCAAAGGAATCATAGTTAGCCTGAACTCCCGTGGAACTTGTCATGCGCAAGATACAGGCCACAGTTTGCGTGGTGGGATCCCAGCCATCAACCAAGTCGTTAAGTTCACACATAATACGCGGCGCAGTATCTCCCCCTGAGAACAAGTTCGACCCATTTGCAGGATCAATTTTAAGACCGTTGTTGATTAGAAGAGTTGACGCATTGCCTTTATTCACCACAGACCACGTCGCGCCATCGATTACCAAAGTATCTCCTTCTGTTTTAAAATTGTGATTGGAAACAGTTTTGAAATTAACTCTGTATACCTCGCGCCACTGTCTCGCGTCAGGGTTGCCATTATTGACTAATTGCCAAGTTCCGTCTTTTAATACTAGTGCCATCTTATGCCCTCTTATGTTGTTGAAGTAATTCCCCAGCCATAACCGAGCTGTGATGATGAGAACGCTGTCACTGTTACCGCTCCGAAATCTGTTTGAATCTTGGCCTGGGCTGCTCCGTCGATCTTTTGTGAGCCAGAAGCTGCGATGACCACATTATTGGTTGATCCGGAACCAGCGATATCTTTAATAGTATAAGTTAAGCCTAGGTTAGCATGAGATGTGACCCCTGGAAGCGTTCCAGTAACTGCCGAAGCTTTAGTGTTTACAATAAAGGTTCTGGTGTCTCGAATGTTGAAGTTTGCTGTTTTTTCGTCGGAAACACCAATGGTAATTTGGCCTTTGGCAGTAAAATTACCAGACCCAGATATATCACCAGATTTTTCCAGTTTTATGACAGAAGTAGTGCCACCTTGGTCAGAGTAAACAGCGACTGGGCAGCCAAATACGCCCACACCGGGGCCGCTTGGGTTGCCTACGAATTCAACGCCATTTGACGCTGATAGAGTAACAGCGCCGGCATCATGTCCCATCACAAAGAAATCATCGGATCCGTCTACTAAGACACCAATAGTACGGTCTGTCCCAGAGCCAACAAAGATATCTTGTCCATTTGCCACAGAGGCTGATACCCTCATGCCAACTGAAGCTGTTAGGGATCCGGAAGCGTGGATCACATCAGTGGACGAGGCGCCTAATATAGTATCGCTGTTTAATATAATGTTTCCTGGACTATTAAGGTCTAGGTTATTACCATTATTGACAATCTTGGCTGTCTCTGTATTGCCATTAAAGAAAATAGACTTTCCAGGTGTTAAGTAGAAATTTGAGCCCGAGATGTTTCCGGAACCCGAAATATGACCGGAATTGGATAGCGATATGACAGTATTGCTGCCAGCCTGTGTAGCATAAACCTTGATATCAGATCCGAAGGAACCAACACCTTCAGAGCCACCAATAAACTCAACACCGGATGAAGCTGATAGCGTGACAGCGCCATTGTCGTGACCCATCACAAAGAAGTCGTCGCTGCCGTCAATCAAAGTTCCTATGGTTCGGGATGTTCCCGAGCCAACAAAAATATCTTGGCCGTTTGCAACAGAAGCGGACACTATCATGCCAACCGATGCCGTTAGAGACCCTGACACGTAAATAGTGTCAGTCGCCGCAGACCCTAGTGCGAGGACATCTGCGCCATTTTCATCCAAGCGAATCAGGCGTTTTCCGCCCGCAACAAGATCCATCGAATCGGACCCGGCAGGACCAAATCGAATGTGTGTATCCGAGTCTCCGTTAACCCGGATGTATCCGCCACCAGAACCGTTGCCGAAATAAGCATTTTGACCCTGGACATACAGCGTGCCCGTTAGGAAAATGTGGTCAAGAGCAGCATTCGTTCTGATATTGGCAGAGCCCGAGATTTCTCCTGTTACCGGAGCGTCTCTTCTAAACTGAATTGAATATTCTGGTCCGTCAGCAACATTAACAGCAGATGCCGTAAGTCCTGTTAAGTTTGAACCATCACCATAAAATGCAGAAGCAGTAATGTTCACGGACGCTGACAGCGATCCAGAACCGTCCGTGGTCAGTAGAGCCGATCCACTAAACGACCCATTATTATTAAACTGTATATCTTTATCAGCGCCTCCGGGGGTTGTTGTTGTTCCACCGCCCGGTCCAAATACCCATGACATATTAAATTTTCTCCTGCTTCCTTAAATAGTTGCCCAAAACTAAAAAGGGAGTCCCCCTTTCGGAGGACCCCCAATTTATTAGCAGGATTAACCAGCTAGTTCTAGACTAGACGATTCTCCAAGCGTTTGCAGCAACGTATACCAAAGATATAGCAGCGTATGGGGACTCAAGACTAACGTTGGCTTCGCCATCAATTAGGTGAGAACCCTGGCACGCGACTCTAAGGGTGCGGGAGTTGCTAATGTTACCAGCCTTGACGTGTACAACATCACCAACAGTTGGTGCTGCTGGAAGGTCTACGCCTACATTGCCCGCTGAAATGTCAGCGAAGTAGTTGTAACCTTCTGCGAGTACATCGCCATCAGCCTTAAGAGCAACATCGTTACCAGTAACCTTAAGCTGACCGGAAGCGGCCGTAAGACCGGCTCCTGCCATTAAGCCTACAAGATCAGCCCACTTTTCTTTCTTGGCGTCACCAGTAGCACCGCCATCAAGGAACATCACATAATCGTCAGCAACTACCATAGCTGCTTCAGTCAACAATGCTGGACCGTCAATGAAGAGGTTATCAACACCGATCTTCTTGAGTGTTCCACCATCGGAGATCAAAAGCTCATCAGCTGCAGCAAGTCCGTCTAGAGCAAGCTCTGTCTGGGCGCTAATGACGTCGTCGTTAAGCATGGAGCCGTGGACAGCGTCAGCAGCGATGGAAACTACACCAGCGTTTGTCATGGAAATATCACCAGAAAGCTCGAAAGAACTGTAATCAGTTCCGTCAGCGATCAAGATGTGCTTGTTGGTTGCAGCCAATGAATCATCAAAGATGTTGATCATGGAAGGCTCAACAGCGTCAGCAGCGATGGTGAGAGCACCACCGGCAGCAACTGTGGCATCACCGGAAACCGATGCGTAGATCAAGTTGTCACGAACGTCAGCGAAAGAATCACCCTTCATCAAGCTGTCGTCAGCATCTCGGAAGTAAACCAAGTCTGCTGCAGCAGCCACTGCGGATGCAACACCGTCAAGACGAACTGTACCACCAAGCTCAAGCTTGCTGGAACCGGAAAGGGCGCCTTCAATGCTGAGATTGTTTAGACCCGAGAGGTCCTTACTGCCGTCTGCAACAAGTGCCTTAGAAGCAGCTACTGTACCAGCTGTGATACCGTCAAGCATCTCAAGCTCAGACTCAGTGAGCTGAGCACTGCCGATCTCAAAGTAACCGGTTGCTGTAACATTGCGGAAGCCCGAAATGTCCTTGTTGCTATCAACGATAACAGCCTTGGAAGCAGCAACTGTACCGGCGGTGATACCGTCGACTAAGTTAAGCTCTGCAGCTGTCGAGGTGACGAGTACGCCACCAAGCTTTAGACCGTTAGTTGCATCGTGTGCAGCAATGTCAAAGTCATAAGCACCGTCCTTGATTGTGATGTCACCACCACCAGCAAGTGTAATCATGTCACCGATTGAATCTGGACCGATGGT